CCCGGCGATGAAGCGCACCGCGACCCGACCCGCCGACCCGGGCGAGAGGACGCGGACCAACCCGCCGCCATCGAAATCGAGATCGAGCTCGTAGGCCGTGGCTGCCAAGGCGAAGCGGGCGCCCGCGGCGGGTATGCCCTCGACCAGGGTAATTGCCTGGACGGGGCGGGTGTTCAACCGCTGCCAGTCGGCAGAGACGCACAGCACCTCCTCGCAGTCCGACTGCAGCGGCATGCGTCCGGTGAAGTCCTCGCACAGCTCCAGCGCGGCGCGGAGCAGCCCTGCCAGCGGCACGTCGTCCTGCGCGGTCGAGATGCCCAGCCAGTCCTTGAGTTCGCCCAGCGCCGCCGATGGCAGCACCGGAGGGGTGACGATAAGCCGCTTCATCGCGGTCTCCCGATTGTGACGGAATGGGGTGCGCCCGCACCGGAGGGGCACGGCGCGGGCGCGGCGACTGCGATCAGGTGCTGATCTTCAGCAGCTTGATCGCATCGCTGTCGAGGACCTGGCCGCCGATCTTCTTGGTCGCGTAGAAGTTGACGTAGGGCTTGTTGGTATAGGGATCGCGCAGGATCCGCGTCGACGTGCGCTCGGCGATGAGGTAGCCGTTGGCGAAGTTGCCGAAGGCGATCGGGAAGGCCCCGGCGCCGACGTCGGGCATGTCCTCGGCCTCGATCACCGGGTAGCCGAGCAGGCGGGCGGGCATGCCGTCCATGATGCCCGGCTGCCAGATGAAGGTGCCGTCGGTTGCCTTGAACTTGCGGACGAGGCCCAGCGTCGCCGAATTCATCACGAAGACCGCTCCCTGGCGGTGCCCGGACTTGAGCGCCTGGACCAGATCGATCAGCTTGAGCTCGGGCGTCGCATCGAAGGCCGTGGCGTGGCCGCTGGCGACGAACTGCAGGGTGCCGAACGCGCGCGCGTTGTCGTTCGCGCTGCTGGTCGCGGCGCCGAGGAAGCCCTTCGGCTGGTTGGTGCCGGTGCCGGAGATGAAGGCCGCGCCCTCGGCCCGGGCGAATTCACCCGAGATTTCGCTGGCCAGCCAGGTCTCGAGGTCGAAGGCCGCATCGTCGAGCATCGCCTGGCTCGCGCTCGGGTTGGCGTAGAGCTCGCCGAATGGCGGCGCGATCTCGGCGAACTTGGGCGAGGCGGTTTCGGGCCGCGCGGCGGTCTCGTCGACCCAGCCCGAGGCGGTGCCGCCGGTCGAGATCAGCTTGCGGTAGCCGGCCGAGCCGACCTGAACGACCTGGGCGATCGAGCGGATCGGGCTGAGTTTTTTCAGCTGCGCCGCGATCGCCGCGTCGATCTCGCGCGGGACGGCATAGCCGCCATCGGCGGGCACGCCCTGGGTCATGGACTTGAGCTCGGCTTCGCGACCGTGGCGCAGATAGCCATCGACGAAGCCCTTGAGCTCGGCGCTCACCGGAAGGTCGCTGCCGATCGCCGGACGCGCCGCAGCGCGGGAGACCTTGTCGAGGCGGCTCTTTACCTCGTCGACATCGCCGCGCAGCGCGCCGAGCGCCTGGTCGGCGGCGTCCTGGCGGGCGACGATGTCGAACGAGGCGTCGAGGGTGTCGGTGCTGGGGGTTTCGGTATCCATCGGGGCATTCACCTTTCACGAAAAAGGCCGCGCCAAGATGCTTGGGCGCGGCCTGAGGGAGTAGAGGTGTTGGGAAGGAGGAGATGTGGCGCGTGTGCTTCGACAGGCTCAGCATGAGCGGGCTTTTTGCCCGACCAACCGTATGCTCAGGCTGCGAGGATGTTGTGTTGGCGGTATTCCAAGCCCGCTCATGCCGAACCTGTCGAGGCGCGCGCTGCCTTTCGGGCTAGGCGATCAGATGCACCCTTGCCCCATGCTGCATCGGATGGGTGACGAGGCTGACCTCGAACAGGTCCACCGCGCGCAACTCGCGGCCGTTGTCATCGCGGGCGAAGTCGCGCGCGCGGTAACCGAAGCTGAGGCCCGTTACCGCGCCGCGCTTCAAGGCGAGCGCCGCCGCGCCGTCGGGCCTGTCGAGCGTCGCGATCACCCGCAGGCCGCGCGAATCCTCGACCACGCGCTCGACCCAGCCGATCCGCTGGTCCGGCCGATGCTGCCAGTAAAGCGGCAGCCGCTCGCGCTGGACGGCCAGCGTCTCGGCAAAGGCGCCTGGTCGGATCGTGTCCCTCCCGGCATCGCGTTTGTCGAACAAGGCGGCATATCCAGCGAACCTCAAGTTCACTTGAGCAAGCCCATCGCGCCGAGCCGCACGGCGATTCCGAACAACAGCAATGCCAGCACCCCGCGCACGATCCAATCGACCGCCGCCTTCCAGGCGCTGGCCTTGGCGTCGCGCCAGGCGCGCAGCAATTCGCGCAGTTCCAAGAGGTCGTCGGGCGCATTGGCGTCGTCGAGACCCATGCGGGAGAGTACCCGGTCGGCGCCGAGCTCGCTGGCCTCCTCGACGATCGCGCGGAGCGTTACGAGATCGCTGCCCCCTGAGACATTGGCTCCGGCAGCCTGGGCAAGCAGTCCGGTCAGCATGTCTTCGCGGGTCATTGGCTCTTCTCCTGAATGCCCAGCATCGCGCGCTTTTCCTGCGGCGATAGAAAGTCCGCGCCCGAGACCTGCGCCCAGAGCCGTTCGCGATCCTCGGCGAGGGCAGGGACGCGATCGAGATCGATTTCCAGCACGCTGTCGGGAAACCACGGTGCCAGTCCCTCGGCCAGCGCGCCGAGCAGCTTCGCCGCCAGCGGCAGCAGCGTCAGCCGCCACAGCGCGCGATTGGCCTCGCGGTAATTGGCATAGGTCGCATCGCCGGGCAGGCCGAGCAGCATCGGCGGCACGCCGAAGGCCAGCGCGATGTCGCGCGCGGCGGCGGCCTTGAGCGTGGCGAAGTCCATGTCGGCGGGCGACAGGCTCAGCGCCTGCCACTTGAGCCCGCCTTCGAGCAGCATCGGCCGCCCGGCATTGGGCATGCCCGAGAAGGCGCGGGTGAGCTCGTCCTTCAACCGGTCGAACTGGTCCGAGGTCAGCCCACCCGCATCTCCCGTGTCATAGACCAGGGCGCCAGAGGGCCGTGCCGCGTTCTCCAGCAGGGCGCGGTTCCACAGGCCCGCGGCATTGTGCGTGGCGACCGCCTGCTCGGCGGCGGCGAGGCAGCCTGCGCCGTAGTGATCGTCGGCCGGGTGAAATGTGCGGATGTGGATCAGGTTGGGCGCGGCGTCCTCGTCCAGGAGCGGGATCGTCAGCGCCCGCTCGCCGACCTTGTAGGCATAAGCGCTGGGCCAGCCGTCCTCGCCGGCGATGACCGAGACGCGGTCGGGCCGCAGGGCGAACAGTTCCACCGGGCGGCCGGCGGCGTCCTTGATTACCTGCACATAGCCGTTGCCGTGGAGCAGCACCTGGCTCGCGAGCGTTTCGAGCAGCGATTGTCCGGCGGAGGTCGCCTGGACCAAGGCCGCGAGCTTGGGGTCGGTCGGCGCCAAATGCGCGCCGCCGATCGATTCCGCCGCCAGCCTGACGGCCCGTTGGGCCACCGGATTGTCGAGATAGGCCCGGCGCACCGAGCGCGAATATTCGAACGGCCGCGCGGGGCTTTCGTCGGCGAAAATCCACGGCGAGGCAAAGGCGCGCGCCAGCGGCACGCGCCCGGCCCCGCCCTTGAAGGCGGCGGCCAGGGTTTGGAGGAAGGACATGGAGGTTCCTTTCGATCGGGAGGAGGCAGCGCGTGTGCTTCGACAAGCTCAGCATGAGCGGGGTTTGTGCCCAACGGCTTGGAACCAATCCGCCAATCCCGCTCAGCCTGAGCTTGTCGAAGGCCATGCGCAGACCATGCGGTCAGGCCAGCCACACCCGCGGCGGGGTCTTTCGTCCGAGCATCAATTCGGTCAGCGCCCATACGGCCGCATCCGCCCGGTCGGGCGATCGGCCCGGGCCTTCGTACCGCCCGCCGGCCACCAGCCCGCACAGCTGATCTTCCAGCGCGGGAAACAGTCCCGCATGCCGCACCCGTCCGGCCTCGTAGAGCGCCGCGACCGGCTCGGCCCGCGCGGCCTTGCCCACGCGGGCATGAACCAGCTGCAGGGGCAGCGAAATCTCAGCCGCGCGCAGGACGCTGGCGACCATCGCCCCGCCCTGGTTAGCCTCGGCCACCACGCGGTCTGCCGACCAGGCCGCCGCGGCTTGCGCCACCGCCCGGGCCCAGCGCTCCGGTGTGGCTTTCGCCACAGAGGCATCGGCGAGCACCCGGCCGATCCTGTCCTCGCCCAAGGCGCAGACCACGATGCCGCATTCGTCTCCCCCGGCAGAGGCCGGCGGATCGACCCCGATCACGGTTCGGGCGGGTGAGGCCAAAGCGCTCGCCTCGCGGCAGCTTTCGAGCAGATCCCGCGTCCACAGCGCCCCCGGCAAATCGGCGATCAGGTCGCCGTCGATCTCCTGGCGGCCCAGCAGCGATTTTCCGTAGCGCCGGCGGATATCCCGTAGGAACCGCGCGGGCAGGTTCGGCAGGTTGTCCTCGGTCGGTCCGCCCGTCCGGACCAGCCCTTGACCTTCCTCGCCCAGCAGACGCCGCACCAACGGCACTGCTCGCGGAGTCGTGGTGGCGAGGCACCGGGGATGTTCGCCGAGGCGCAGTCCCAACATAAGATTGTCCCAGCACCGTTCGGCCTGACCGGAGACGTTCTCCCACTTGGCCACTTCGTCACACCACGCGTGGCTGCTTTGCGGACCGCGCAGGCTATCGGGCTCACCCGCCGAATACAGCGTCGCCTCGGCCCCGTTCGGCCAGATCAGCCGCCGCAGCGACGGCTCGAAACTCGGCCGGCGACCGGGCGGGCAGATCGCCATGATCCCGCTCTCGCCCTCGACCATGACCGCGCGCACCTCGCCCAGCGTTGCGCCGATCAGGGCGATCCGCACCGCGGGATCGGCCTCGGCCAGGGCGCGAACCCATTCGGCGCCCGCCCGGGTCTTGCCGAAACCGCGCCCTGCCAGGATTAGCCAGGAGTGCCAGTCGCCCTCGGGCGGCACCTGCCCATTGCGCGCATAGAGGCACCAATGGTGGCGAAGCTCGCGCCGCTCTTCGGGTTCCAGCGCGGCGATCGCCGCCATGCGTTCGGCGTGATCGAGCGAAAGCAGAAAGCGCAGGCGGCGGTTCAGTTCGCGCCTATTCATCGTCGCCTTCCACCGCCCAGACATCCCGCCCGGCGGCCATGGCGCGCTGGCGCATCTGCTCGAGCTTGGCGTCGATGCTCTCGACGATGTGTGCGGCATCCTCGTTATCGCGCAGTGCGCGCTCGCGCGACGCGCTGTCGCGGTGGGCGGCCAGCAGGCGTAGCGCGGCGGCATTGTCGAACTTGCGGCCCTCGGCGTCGCTGACGATGCCGTTGCGCAGCCGATCGAGCAGCTCGAATTCGAGATTGTCGTAGCCTTCGCACAGCGCGCCTTGCCATTGGCGGGCGAATTCCGCGTCCTCCCGGCGAACCTTGTAGACGTGGGCCTTGGTAACCGCGGCCTTTTGCGCCGCGGCGCTGACGTTGGAGGTTTCGGCCAGGGCGGCAAGAAAATTGCGCATCCACAGGGTGCGCGGGACCTTATGCACGGCAGACGCGCGCGCTGCGGCGCGCTTGCCGGTAATGCGGGTGGGCAT